TGTTCCTGTAGGAACTATAGTAATTTGAGGGCTTGACTTGCTCATGCCAAATCTACCAGTAAGAACCGCCATCATGCTCGACCCTACGCTTACTCCGGTAAAAGACACAGTTATGCTAACTGTTCCAGAGGTGTTAAAGCTACTACTTACAGCAGTGGCCCCAGCAACCCCAATCCCCGGCAACCTTGCCACATCCAATGTACCAGCGGTGATCTTATCCGCAGCTATGTTGCTGATCTTTGCGTTGGTTATGATAGCATCAGTGATCTGCGCTGAGTTAGTAATAACCCCAGAAGTTGCCAGCAAGCCACCTGTAATGGTGTTGGCGACAATCTTGTTACCTGTAATAACCCCACCTTGGATAGCATCGCCGTAAATACTATTAGCAGCAATAGCGTTGGCCCCAACAGCATTTGCACTGATCTTGCCAGCAATAATCGCATCGTCTGCAATTTGTGCAGTGTCAATTATTCCATTCGGTATTTGAGATTGAGCAATGCTCCCCTGCAAGTCACCGAAGCTCTCGGCGCCACCCACAACTGGCTCCCAGACGGAACCCGTCCACTGGTAAAGTTTGCCATCAGTACGGTTAAATAGCTTCTGACCAACAAAGTCACCAGAGGCAGGAAGAGATGTAACATCCTCAATGGCATAGAGACCTTGCTCAGTGAACAAGCTATATACACCATTCTCAAAGTCAGGGTCATCAAGGAAGGTAGTGGTTGCAGATACACCCGATGTAAAAGCTGACTTATTGGCGCTGAAATCGACAGACTTTAAGAAGTAGTATTTGGTTTGATCCACATTCAGGTTTGATCTTATAAACTCACTACCACCTGAAATGCCAGCAAGAGAAGCACCCGAAGTTGTATTTGTGTCGTTCTCCCAAATCTCCACATGCTTCAAGTCAGCATCCGCTGGGTTGGTCCAGTTGATCGTGATGTATCTAAAACCACCTTGGGCAGTAATGCTAGTGGGAAGACCGGGTGCTGTAGTATCGCCACCGCCGGTAAGGTTGACCGTAGCAAAAGCTCCCTTAACGCCACCAGCCGAGACTGCGCGCACTCGGAAGTTATATTGCACATTGTCAATAAGTGGCGAGATTTCAATTGTGTTTTGAACGGTGGTTGTGCTGGCGTAGACCGTATCGCTGGCAGCTTTCCACTCGATGTCGTAATATTCAACAAACGAGCTATCAGCGGCATCCCAGGACAGAATGGCCGAGTTTATAAAAGTGCCGTCGCCCTGAGTGCGCCCGCCAGCTATAGCAGTCAGGTTCTGCACAGCCAGACCAGCATAAGGATCAGGCAAGTTAGTGTTATTGCCAATGATGTCGCTCTCTTCAGCGTTCCAATCGAATGCAGCCTCGGAGGTCTCTTGCAGAGTCAGGCTAACACGAAGATCGCCAGCGTCCTGATTGGATGAGAACTTCCAGCCGATCACTTCAAACTCTTTTTCGTCAAAGCCGTAGCGAGGGTTAGTGAAGGCAATAATGTCGCCAACTTCCACGTTGAACGCCTCAAGCCCAAAGTCTGCGCTGATGGTCATCTGCTCACGCCCGCGATAGAGCGTCATCTTGGCAATCCGCTGCGCTGTCGCCGCGCTGGTGGTGAACGGCAGCGGCAAGTCTAGCAGAAGCTCATCGCCGCCATCTTCCGCTTTGAATGGGTCGCTTTTGATTGCAGGATAATCAGCCGTGATAAAGTCAGCCGAGGCGTCGTTGAACGTACCTGTCACGCCGTTAAAGCTGTCACGCATTGTTGTGCGAGTGCTTAAATTTATTTCACTGCGAAGATCATCAAGAGTTAATGTTTTGACGGGTGAACTGTACGCGCCAACCTTGAGCTTCCAATAGCCAGAACCCCAGAATAGCGTGCCAGCGCAAGCGGTGGACATCTGACCAAGCACATCACCTATAGGGGAACTAGCCTTGATTATGCCATTGATGGTGTACCGCTTCTCAGTGCCACTGCCACTTAGCGTCACATTCTCATCGCTCTCGTTGGCCGCAGCGGAAAAGCTCACATCGTCAAGGGCGTTGTCATTTAAGCCATATGTGCTTGTGATGAAATCACGAATGCAAAGAGCTGCGTTGTTGCTGTATGCCGTAACAGCGGTTCGCGGGTCATAAACCTTCTTACCTTTGACCAATGCCGTTAGCAACGGGACGCCGCTGGCGAACACATTGCCATCGTACTCGTATCGGACATATAGATAAGCAATACCATTGCCCACAAAGCTGGATGTGAGCGCATCTGATCCTGTCAGCTCTGACTCGGCAAGCAAGTCAGCGGGTGCGCTCGTCTGACTACCATCAAACTTCTGGATACGGATGCCAGATGGATCATCTCCGCCATCAATCACCCAGTCGGAAGTGGTGACAAAACCGTTGGCATCAAGAGTGACAACCTGATCGTTTATGTAGATGTCCCCGATCTCTTCAACTTCATGCGCCGCTAGGACGATGATCTGGTGCAGATACTTATTCTTTTCGCCGGTTGACTCATAAAAGGTAACAGTTCCGCCCTTGCGGACTTCTCCATATACGAAGTCAGCGGAGGCTGTCGCATCTCGCGAGTTAACCAAAGTACCCTGCGACCCAAAAGAGCTAAAGTCAGGCTTTGGAGATAAAGCAGATATAGCCCATGACGTGACGGCTGAAATTGCAAGAGTCGCGCCCACATAGACTGCTGCATATGCAAGTGCAGACCCAGCAGCAGTAGCAGCGGCGAAGCTGGCATATCCAGTAATGTAAGAAGCAATAGCCGTCGCTTTGGGCGCACGGTCCCAATCTCTGTGACGCATCACATTGTATGGCATATTCTTATTCATGCTTTAATCCACGCCTCATCAATATCGTCTAATGGTAGGTATATCACACCAACCTTATCCAAGAAAGCGCCTCTGCTGCCAGTGCATATGCCCATCGCCACGCCTGTTACCCACTTGCGAGCCTTCTTTGTTGTCACCAGCGCACCAAGTGGCGGGATGCCGCGTACACGCTCAAGCCTGCTGTCCACAGCCTTATTGAAGTCAGAGTGGCGAAACTCTTTGACCAACTCATCCCTGCGCATTGGCCTGCCGTCAACCATGTATCTGTCCAGCCAGTCATCCGCCCAGCCCTTGCCGTACATCGCCCGAAAAGCGTCATTGGTGAACGTGAGGCAATCATGCTGGCCCCATGAGAAAGGCTCACCCCTCATCGCTCGCAGATAAGCGTTGAGATGCTCGCGCGGCCCCATTACTCAGAACTAACCTCGCGGCCCCAAACAATGTCGCGGTCCTGCAATGATGAAACATAGGAGAAGAACGTGTCACCACTGTGTCGTGACTGCTGGCTTCCCTCGGTATAACGCCAGTTTGACGCCTTCTCCAGGCGGACCAGCTTGCTCTCAACTGTCAAAGATATGATGCTAGTCTCACCACTATCTTCGATCGTCATGACATTCATCAAGCCGCTGAACACCTCAATCGGCGTCGTGGTGTCGGTCGTGCCAAAGTAAATCTTACACGCACGGTTTTGATAAGGCTCTTGGATCGCCAGAGATACAAGCGAGGCCGGAACGCCAGACAACTGCAAGGTGATGCTCTTGGCCGACAGATCGTTCACCTCATCAATGCCGGTGATAGACAAAAGATTTCCGCTGCCAAGGTAGGTGTCTCCGCCTATCGTCTTATCACCGTATCCAGTCCAAAAGCGCACAGGCGCACTGTCAAAGAGCATCTCAACCGCATAAAACGGGAGAACTTCCGGCTGGCTCAGAGCGGTCAATAAGGATGCTGGCGTGCTGCGGGTCATAATGCCTCCATCGCGCCAAACGTAATGCCATATATGCTGGCCTCGTTCACCGACCAAGATTGCTCGTTTGATGATAAGCGAAACACGCCAGCGGCGCTGGTTAGATCGGCAGCGACGTTTGATTGGTCCGCTTTCAAGGCAGGCCATATCTCCAAAGTGCCTGATCCATCTTGATCCTGCAAGACCTTGTGCAACCGTGCGTCGGCGCCGGAACCAAGCTGAATGTAATCACCAGCGAGCAATGTTCCCGTCATCGTTGTTGATACGCTGCTGTCGCCAGTCGAGCCTGTGATGTTGACTGTGGTGGCCGTGCCGCGAGGAGCCGTCCCTGACGGATCATTTAGCAGGAAAGTGCCAAACTGCCCCCGCAGGCTGACTAGGAATGCGATCCATTGCTCCGCATCCGCGCGCTTCATGGCTGGCAGAGTTACATCCGCCTGCCAGGTTTGACCCGAATAAGCATGAGCCTGCCCAGCAAAGGTAAATGGGCTTTTACTATAAGCAACAGCGTTGATAGCAGTCAACTCAACGCTCATAATGCCAGTGTGCGATGGCAGGGCCAAAGGATAGCTAATACTCATGCGAATGCCCTTCCATATGATCCGCCGCGACGTTTCGCATCTACCACTGCCGACTTGGCACTTTCCGCAATCTGCGGCATTAGCTGCTTGATCTCTGTGCGTACAGTTTGTTGTACACCAGTGGAAACATTAATTGTTTGATTGACAACAACCTGGCCACCGCCTTGGCCCCTGGTGTGATCTGTAACGGTCTCTCTTGGATGCAGCATGGCCATAAAGCCGCCCTTGCCGTCCAAGCCGCCTGCGCGGGGACCGTTGCCTGTGTAGCCGCCGCCAGCGAAGGTGCGGGCCATGGGGCGGACGTTGCCAGTCCCTAATGGCATAGATGGGCCAGAGACTTGGTTGGTGTTAAAGAAGCCACCGACGGCGCTCATGATGAACCCAGTGATCTGCTTGACCACAAACACGCGATACAGCTCTTTGATAATCTCAGAAGCCATGGACTTAAATGCTTCTTTTGTTGACTTTGTACCGTCAACAGCACTCATCATAGCGTCTTCGAATGACTGACCGACTGAATCCATTATATCATTAAGTCGCTTCATGGATGGTGAAAGCTCACCGTTCACCTTTGCTGCAATTTTGGACAAACCTTTAGGAGCATTGTCATTCAACTTCGCAGCAGCAGCGTCTGCATCCGCAAGCTGCTTTCTGAATTCATCCATTTGAGTAAATAGACGAGGATCACTTCCGCGACCACCTTGGAACATACTCTTTTCAAACACTAACCCCTTAACAACAAGCTGGCCCATAACCGTGTCTTCATCCTGAAGAGTCTTCAGTCGTTCATCATGGGCCTTCTTCATAGAGTTAAACAAAACACTCATGTTGCCAGCTTTTATGTTCATTAGACGTAATATGCCGTCCTGGTAGAATAGCTTTTCGCTGGAATCAGTGAGGGTTTTGAGGCGATCCTTTTCGGTGGCAGCGGCTTCGTCAAGTTCTTGATTCACGACCCCAATAAGACCAGCTTCCTCCTGGAACTTTACAATTCTTGCTTGCACCTCGTCTGTGTAAGCTCCGGCCTTTCTGAGTTGAGCAATAGCTATATCTAAATTTGCAGCCGTCTCCGCTCTAGTTTTACCGTTTACTTTAGATATAATAGCAGAAACATTATGCTGACGCAGCAACTTGTCGTTAAGTTCTCCAACAACTTTAACATGGTTCTCGTAATTCTCACCAACATCAATACCCTGCTTTTTCATTAGCCTCTGGATTCTCAAGGCTTCTTTTAGCTTGGACCTCGTTTCGTCCATCTCCTCGACAGGACTAAGAGTTTGCACGATTTCGCCTAGAGCCGAGGCCCGCTGCAATTCTGCATACTCACGGGCTGCATTAATCAAGTTCTGATATTTATCAAACACTTTCTGAACAGGAGCAGACATGCTCTCCCCGAGTGAATCAAAGTCAGTCGCCTCAAGGGTGTTGAATGCTTTGTTCAACCTATCAATTGCAGATGCTGTTTCTACAGTCTTTTTCTTCGTCTTCTCGGCAACAACAGCAAACGCCGCAAAGATAGCGACCGCCGCACCGACAACCGCACCGATTGGGCCAAAGATTTGCAATAGCTGTGGAGCCTGCTGACCAAACGCCTGCATCTTAGAAGTACCGTTGGCGACCTGAACTGCAAAGTCACCAATCTGATAACCAGCTTGCTGCGCACCGCCCATAGCAAACTTTCGCAGATTGACGCCGCCAGCAGTTACACTCTTATTGAAGTTGCCCATTTTAGATTGAGCAGTCTGCACTGACTGACCAACGCGCTGAGTGGACTTCGATACCTGATCCAAGCCCTTAACTGCCGCATTGGTCTGGGCCGCGATAATAATGTTGATCTTTTCACTCATTTTTATCCCGCTCCTCGATCAGCGCAAAGTATGCGATCCATTCATTATACTCCGAAAGGCTGATTTGCTCAATCTCTGAGATGGTCTTGCCTAATCTAAGCGCCAACCCAAGGAGGTTGAACCTGAATGGATCGCCCTTTAGTTTTTTAGATGATCCTCTGTGCTATCAGTATCAAAGATAGAACCAAAGACCTTCGCAATCACGTTGACAGGCTCGCCAAGAAGGATCGCCTTATCTTCCAATGTGAATGCTTTTTCGCCAGCTTCATCCTCGCACTTGACAATAATCATCTCGACCATTGCACTCATGCTGGGTTCAGCCAGAAAGTTAGGGTATTTGCGCTGGACCTTCTCAATGTCTCTTGCGGAGACGTCGGTGAAGTAAAGGCGAAGCGGATTGTCCGCCTCGCCCCACTCTTCAACGTCAGAGAAACCACGCTGCTGTTCCGCTCGCTTCGCCGCGATACGTTTTGCTAGGGTCATGTTTTACACCGTTGTTTGTGTTAATGCACCATTACCCTGCACTGAAATTGACATCTCCACAAGCCCATCAAATGATGAACTAACTGAACGACCAGTTACGATGGCCGAACCAGAGAGATAAGTATCTCCAGCTGTATCGCCCTCAGGGTAAAGGTTCAGAGTTACCTCTGCACCGATTGTGAGACCGCCCTGACCCGCTGTGTCAGATTCGTCCCAGAATACATCAACAGAACCAGAGAAGCTGGTCAGTGATGGTTTGTACGTCCGAGCGGAATCGCCCATGGATGTATCTTCAAGTGTGTCCGCAGTTTCCTCAATTGAGAAGGAACGGATTTCTGCAATCGCGTCGGAACCGACCTTTACGGTGCCTTCGCTACCAGCGTGCGTAGCCATGGTGAATCTCCTATCTGGCCGTTTCCACATCATCAATGTCGGTGGAATACTCGACACTGAAGTTTAATCTGGCGACACCAACAGGCTGTTCGGCCTCCCCAGAGAAATCTATTTCAGTACCCGAAAGCACTGTATTCTTCGCAAGACCATTCAGAGAGTAATCCCCGGCGATGGCCTCTTCGACCTGAACGCAGATTGCGTCAAGATCGTTATCCAAATTAGCCGTTGCTAACGCATAAACGTCAACATTGACCGTCAGCGTTCTCATAAGCGTCTTCCGACCCAAAGTCATCAGGCCGGACTGCTCTGCGCCCGCATAAACAGTTATAGCAGGTAATTTAGCCTCTGTCAGTGGGTAAACGCGACTGCCGTAGACCCTAGATGAAACTAAGGCCACATTGCTGTTGAGCAACGCAGCCATTCTCTCTCTGATTTGCTGGCGGACATGAGACATTATAATTTTTCCAATTGCACTACGGTGGCACCAGTACCATCGTGAACCCAAGCTCTAACAACGTACTCAATCGAATTGATAACCATTCTATCAGTTTCTGAGATGTACGGTATGTCAGATGTCCGACAAGTGGCTTGCGGTTGCTCCTGATGAACCTGGACGAATCCACCGTTGTCCACTGGGATAGTTTCGTTGTCGAAGATGACATTGATGTAAGTGTCACCCATCGCGCCCATGCGCTTATAAAGCACCCGAGTGGCAAACTCATCTACTGAAAGTATTGCGGCAAGATCACTCGTCAGAGGCAGGGCCATCTTCAACTTCCTCCGGTGGGGTATAAACTTCTGCGTATCCGCGAGAGATTAGCTTGTCTGCGACCCTATCATCAACGTCATGGTTGCTGCCGCTCTTGTGGCTCTTGCCACCCCAACTTGCCTTCTTGATAAGAGTTATCATCATTTGTTTGATCTCCGAGTAACCTTTTTAGCAGGCTTACTCTTTGGCAGAGCAACGGAGCGGTCCTCAACTTCCTTCGCAGGCTGCGGAGCATCAACATACTCAACGCGGCCCATGGCGGTCAGGGAGCGAGCATTATCATCAGATAAATTTAAAATGTCACCCGCATTGCAGCGAGAGTTATCAATTACACAGGATTTCAAGACTAGATATGGCATAGAAAACTCCTAATAAGTTGGTGGGGACCGAAGCCCCCACCAGCTATATTATGCGCCGTCGTTGTTAAACGCAAACGATACAGCGTGACGTACAGCCACATCGCATGTTTGCAGTGCAACGATGCGTACAGTGCCGCTTGTGCTGCTGGTGTATGGATCAACAACAATGTCCAAGCCGCCGTACATGCCGATCAGCAAGTCAGCAAAGTTGCCGAAGTACAGATCGCCTGCTGTGACTTGGTTGGACACGATGGTGTTGTAACCATTCATGTTGCCGTCTGGGCCAACTACGAACTGGCCTGAACCAGCGTCTTTTGCAGTTGTTTTCAGAGCGCCATACATGCCTGCTGGGGCGATGTATGCCAAGTTGCCGGACAAAGCATTGTCTTCTGCAACCGCAGTTTCCATCGCAACAACTTCTGCGAAGGTTGGGTTTGCACCAGCAAAGTTGGTTGGAGCGTTGATGCCAGATGTGTTTTTCACACCTGTTGGCTGGCCAGATGTACCCGAGCCTGCCAACGCACCCAAGTCAATTGCGAGAGCAATCGCTGTGGACAAGTCGTTACGCACAAGAGCTTCAATGTCCAGGCTGGACTGCATCATCATCAAACGTGTGATGTCTGTGAACGCGCCGAGTGTCTTTGGTGCCATTGTGACTTGGCCCAAAGTTGGCTCGCTCTCAGAAGCAGCGCCACCTTCAGTGGAGATCCAAGAAGCAGACGAAGCCGCAGTTTTCTTTGGGATCTTCACGTTGCCGGACAAACCAGACAACATTGTAGCGCCAGCCTGCATAACCGAAGATTGGTTGCGCAGAACGTCGATGAAAGAACCGCCGCGGAAGTCATCTGCAA